TACAATAGCGTACGCACCCCCACTGGCCCACGCCCCGCCCCGCTGCCGCCCAGCCCTGCAGCCGTAGCAGCCCTGCAATGCGATGCAGATCTTAGGTGATTCAAAGATATCCAATGCATTCAACTCAAAGAAAAGATTCTTTAATGATATCAATGATTTAGAAGATATTGAATACTGATTCAAAATCGGTTCACCATGTCAAAAACCACCGAAAAAGGTTATGCTTTTTTTGCATAACCCTGTTGACAGAAGGGTCGGTATATCCACCATCCTTATTTTTAACCATATCCCCTCTCTCTAAAGTCCCTTCAAACCCTACCCCAAAACAACATCGATCCATCCTAGTTATCCACAGCACAACTTAGCCTTATCCCCATCCATCTCAAATCCGAGATATAACAAACTGTGGACAACTCTATCTTGACTTCCTATATTTATAATCACAAAAGATATGACAGCTTTGCTGGCATCTTCTTTTGTTTAAATATAGGAAGATCTGCGGGTATACGCCCGAACTCATGTCTTTCATTTTATGAGAATAAGGTTCCTTTTTACTTTAGTGAAAAAGGGAACTTATTCTCTTTCTTATAAAATGAAAGACATGAAGATGAAAATTGAAACCAAATTTTTAGATTTAACCGAATCGATTTGTTCCGAAAAAGGGAATCACATTTTCGGTATCAATGAAAAATGGCATACCATTGTCAAACCTTTCTTGAAAAAGAGAGGCGTAATTGATGAAGATATCAAGAGTCTTCGGAAAATAATCCAAGATATTTTGAAGGCAATTCAAAAGAAAACTGATGAAGCCTATGCTATGGAACAAGCTGGCTGGGTTGATGTTGTTGCACTGGTTTCAAACGACAAGCAACATTTTACAAAAGCTTTCCAAGCTTTCAGAATTAATTGTGGTTATTAATTTTTAACTTTCCTTAAGGAACTATCATGGAATATATTATCCCTACCCTTTTCTTTGCATCACTTGCTTCATTGGTCTATGCCGTCAAAGACGATTCATTGGCACTAGTTGCTAGGAAATTCGGTTACAAAGTAACTGGTGTCGGATTCAAGAAATCCCACTACACACTCAGCAAAGCTGAGGCAATGCAGTGGATGGGGTGTTATGATGAAGCCCTGTTGTTTAAAGGTAAGACCTTTATTGGCACTAGAAAAGCCCTCTGATTGACAGGGTTATTTGATACCGCTACAATTGAAACCTCAACGGCAATGTTGCCACAACTTTCCTAAAGGAAACACAATGTTCAAGTCTAAAGCTTTGCTTTCTGTATCGTCCGATGCCAAAACCATCAAGGGTGAAACCTTAGGTTTCTTAACTGGCATTCTCTATCTAGCTCCGGCTAACACTACCAAGTGGAACACTTGTCCTATGGCAAAGAAGGCTCAATGTGATGTGGCTTGCCTCAACACTGCAGGTCGTGGAGCTTTCAGCTCTGTTCAGTTGGCTCGAATCAACAAAACCACTTGGTTTTTCACTGAGCGAAACAGCTTCATGCAACAACTTGTTGTTGATATTGCAAAGCTCATCAAGAAGGCTAACAAGCAAGGCTTAAAGCCTTTGGTTAGATTGAACGGTACTAGTGACATTCGGTGGGAAACCGTAGGTTTTACTGATGTTAACGGCATTGAATATGTAAACATATTTGCTGCATTTCCTGACATTCAATTCTACGATTACACAAAAAGAGGTAATCGTACTGAGTTACCAAGTAACTATGACCTGACATTTTCCTATTCCGGTGTTGAAGGCTTTCAGCCTTATGTCGAAAATGCTTTGTTAAACAACATGAGAATGGCAGTTGTTTTCCGTAAGGAAAAGGATATCCCAATGACATTTATGGGAATCCCTGTTGTCTCTGGAGACAAGTCAGATGTTCGTCACCTTGATGACAAAGTCATTGTCGGACTGTATGCTAAAGGTAAAGCGAAGCTTGATACCACTGGTTTTGTTGTGTAAGCTTTGCTTACGATAGCCTTGCCTTAAGCCCTTAGGGGCTTTGGAGAATGTTATCTAATGTTCTATCTAGGGATTTGTCCCGCTGTGAAGCGAAGCTTGTTCCGTAATGCTCTTTAACAATTGATACTAGTGTCGGTGAGGGTGCTTGCTATTAGCAAGGTAAGCGTCATCACTATGGACTAGCCTAGTCTGTACAAGGTGAATGTACAGGACATGCTTACATATCATGTTGATAATATGTGTGAGAGACATTCTCCATTGTGGCACTGGGGTCGGTGCTAGACAGTGGGTTTCTGTTAGGGCTAAGACAAGTCTTAACAGAAGCAAAGTCGCTTCTCTTTTCCTAAAGGAAACAAAATGGTATTAACTACTCCGGAACAAATCAATGCTTATCGTCTTCGTTGCTTAAGACAAGGTCTTAAACTGGAGATGAAAGGTATGCGTCTGACTTCTAAGGGCAAGACTTGCTATGCAATCTTGAAGGGTATGGGTTACAAAGGCACGAAGCAACAGGTGTTTGATGCTGTCACTATCGACAGTGAAAATGCACTGGCTGAAGCTCACAATTCCTGAAAGGAAACAACATGGAAATGATAGTTGAAATCAGAAACGTCTACGGAGTAGAACAAGTCTATCCTGTATGTAACAAAGCAAAGCTTTTTGCTTCCATTGCAGGAACTAAAACACTCACTCACAAAGTGATGATTGACATTGCTTCGCTTGGTTACTTAGTAACTTTGAAGCAACCCACATTGAACTTCCTAAAGGAAACAACATGACAGATAAACAAATCCAAATGTATGGCTGTGACTTCCAAGCTTTCAAAGAAAGCGTGAAGGACAGTCTCACTTACAAGATATCAGGTGGTGTGATGGTACTTGCCGGACTGCTGTCCGATGCACAGGAACTGATGGCAATGGGTGACACTGAGACTGCTAGGCAGTATCTGAACAGGGCTAAATCCCTGATGTTTGATATGACCTATACAGGGAAGCTGACATTCCTTCCGAAGGAAGGTGAATGACATGGAATATGTAATAGGTGTGCTCTGCTTTGCAGCATTTGTTGCTGTAAAAATTTGGTTATTAACTAAGCTTTCCTGAAAGGAAACACAATGAGAGTATTCGTTTACTTCAATCTGCACAAGAAATGCTTCAGCATTAAAGCACTGGAAGGGGAGCGTAAGGGTTTAGTGATTGCCCATCGTGACCTTGTGGTGCTTGAGAACTGCAGGTTCAAGGTGTCAGAGGCAGGGCGACAGCGAGTGCTTCGAGAGAAGCGTAAGAATGTACATGCTGGTGTTAGTGGCACTTGGACTGAGACTGTCAGAGACAATGCAGACTTTGAACATCTAAGCATACTGGGTAGGGCTGTCACTTACAACCCTTACAAGTATGACAGCTTCGTCATCAGAGCCACTGAGCAAACAGTGGACAGGGCTGATGTTGTTGCAATGAAGGTGATGCCAACTGCCGAAGGCATCAAGAGAGGTGTTATTTACATGAGGAATTGCCATGCTTGATGATGACCAACATAAAGAGTTTATGTTTAAGTATGCAGTGATGGGGTTGTTGCAAGATAACCACCCTGCAGAACTAGAGCGACTCACTAGAGTCGATGATAAGAAATGCAAACAAGTGGTGCATGAAATCTATCTTAATGACTGTGGATTAAACACTGTGGATGACTGGTATGTGGAACACATTGGTGACCAGTGTGTGCTATTTGCTAAGCGAATGGCAGGGGAGTGGATAGATGAGGATGGTGAGTACCGATGCTTCGACAGAGAGTCAGAGGCACTGGAATATTTGTTTAAATATTTGGAGAAATACAATGCGGAAAATCCTTGCCAAGAAGGGCTATGAAGTGTGGGTTAGATGGGAGAAGGACGCTGAGATATTTGAGATGTTCTCAGATTCAGATGCAGTGGGTTACATTGGTTTCGCAGAAACCATAGCAGAGGCTGTCAAGATAGGCACTTGGCACATTGAAGAACAACATTCGGAGGCAACATGGAACGGATCATGAAGGCTAGATACAAAGGTATCTGTTGCAAAACAGGGGCAATCATTAATGTCGGTGACATTATTGTTTACGATTCATCCACTAGGAAGGCATGGCTGACAGTGGATGAGGACAGGATGGTGGTACATGTTTGCTGTAGGTGACATGACTACCTTCCTGATACTGGAGACAGGATGGGCAAGGTACAACTATGACATCGGCATTGCTAAGGCACTGGGTGATGTAGACTTCGAGCTAACTGAGGATGAAATCCTCGACTTCTATTATTCAACAATTAACTTTCCGAGGAATAATTATGGGACTTGATATGTATGCATTCATTGTGGATGCTGAGGTTGCAAGGGGTGGTGTCGTTGATGTGGCACTGGGTGACACTGCTACAGAGATTTGCTACTGGCGAAAGTTCAATGCTTTGCATGGTTGGATGGAAGATTTGTACCGCCAAAAGGGTGGCTCTAAAGCGAGCTTCAACTGCACTACAGTGAGGCTCACTGCTAACGATCTTGCTCGTTTAGAGATAGACATTGGCAACAACAAGTTGATCCCTGTCAATGGGTTCTTCTTCGGTGCTCAAGAGATCTACCCCGAAGATCTTGAGAGTGTGACAACCTTCGTCAAGGTGGCAATGCAAGCCCTTGCTGATGGCAAGGCAGTGTTCTACGATAGCTGGTGGTGATATGAGATACAGATACAAATTCATTGTATGCTATCCCAATAACACTAGCCCTGTTGCTACTTTCAAGACATTGAAAGCAGCGAGAGCACACTCAGACAAGATCGTTGAAGATCAATTGTTTGAGCATCAATTCTTTGGTAACAAAGTTTACCTACCCTTCATTAAGCGAGAACTAATCCTGAAAGGAAACACACAATGAACATGAAGATCAGTGAGAGATTCGCTCTCAACCAGTGGCTCTCCGGCTACCCCGACAACTTTTCCTATGCCGACATCTTGTGCAAGCTTGGCTGTGAGGATGTCACAGTGTGGAAAGTACTTGATGGTTATGTAACACATGAGATTGCTAACATCATTGAAGACACTCGGAAACAATTTGAGGATAGTGCTAATGACTTATGTCATAGCATTAAGTTGAGTGATGCTATGGAAGGAACATGTGATGACTAATCGATACAAAGTGTTTGCTAAGATGTCAACATACTTGTATGTTCATGTTGATGCCGACAGTGAGGATGATGCTATAGACATGGCTAAGAACATTGATGGTGGTGATTTCATACCCCTCAATCAGGGCATCATTGAGTGTGGTGATTGGGAAATTATGGATGCAGAAATAGAGCTTGATCACCATCCCGATTGCCCTGCAGTTGATGGATTTGGGTGTCGTTGTACAGAGATAGAAGAGGTGAGCGAATGAGCAAGATAGAATTCACTGCAGACTTTTTTGGTAGGTGTTATGTAGCTACCCTGCCCAACTTCTCCAAGGCTATGAAGCCTAAGGATGTAGCATCCACCTTCTATACCCCGAAGACGAAGGGCTACTATGCCTTCATCAAGGGCATGGAAAAGGAACTGGCTAACCCAACAACCCTTAAGGGAGACAAGCATGAGTGAGCAACAAAAAGAACTTAACAAGTTAAGGAAGGCACTGCGCTTACTATCACAATCGGCTGACAAGTACATCGAAGATGGTAGTTGGATTGATACACTGACTGGCGACATTGAATATGCAAAACAAGTTTTGAAGGAAACAAAATGATAAAGAAAGGCAAGGTGTTCACCATCACTGTATACACTGATGCAGGGCATGGATGGGGTAAGGTGAAGCGTAAGGTGTTAGAGAACTTGGGCATTGCCCCTGATGTAAGCAGCTACAGCTACCAGTACAAGGACAATGTGTACCTTGAGGAAGACTGTGACTTGTCGTTGTTGCTACAACGATTGCACTCTGATGGTGTGGCTGTTCGATGGGTGACCAAGAACACCGATGGTGATAGCAAGATCCGTTCTTATGAAAGGTATGAACATGTACAAGATACAAACCAGACTGCGTGACAAGTGGTACTGCCTAGAGTTTGATGTAACAGACAGTGGCAACTATAAGCCAAGGCGTTATGCCACACTACCTGATGCATCAAATGCACTGGAACGCTACCTTGATGGCTTGTTCTTTGCCAACAGAGAACAGGTAGGCTTAGGAAACTTTCGTATAGTAAAGGACTAAAATGAATACAAAGATGTTAAAGCATGTTCGCACTCTGTTTAACACCGAAGGTGTTCCTGCTCACACTAACAGACACAACCAACGGCAGTGGGTGAAGAGCATTAGGCACTTGGGTGACAAGTGGTTGTTAGCTAAGCATGTACAACGGAAGGATAATACAGATGTCTAAACCCCTTAAGCGTGAAGAGAAACCAATGTGGCCTTTCCCTTCTGACCCACCCCCTAAACAACCGGAGCCTAAACATGGATGATGAAACTTTATATGGATGGTTTGCTCTTCTCTTTGCTATAGCATTTGTGGTTTTAATGCTATGGTACTGAGCTACAACTTAGGCTTTGTTCATGGTCTGCGTAGCTTACCCTTGTCTAAGGAGTGGGTAGACAAAGACTATGTCTTAGGCTATGCCGAAGGGCAGAAAACAAAACGATTGTTCATTGAACAAGAACATGAAAGGTTCTACAGCTATGTTAAGCGAGATTGACATTCGAGACTTCGACAAGCAACCAGTGACACCACTGTACTCTGTCAAACCTAAGACCTATGTGCAGTGTCCAAGAACTGAAGCGGTTTATTATTTTGACCACATCGATGGCATGTACTCCTACTGCCTAGATATGTTTGGAGATGTTGTGCATTTAGTGGCATGGATGGACGTAGTTCCCTTGGCTAGAAAGCCTGAGTAAACTATGGTATAACTACAGACAGAACGCTATAGCTCATCCCTATTAGCGTTACAGTGAAGCCTAGTTAGGCTACCTATGCAGCAATGCAGAAGACAACGGATGAGGTTGTCTTTGGTAGTCTATCTAGGCTTTTTTGTTTGTAGGAATCATATGAGATATGAATATCAAAAGGCGTATAAGCAAGCCAACAAAGAAGCTATAGCTAAGCGAGACAAGGCGTATCGACAAGCCAACAAAGAAGCTCGAGCTGAATATAACAAGGCTTATCAGAAAGCTAACCCACATATCATCAATGCCAAATGTGCAAAACGAAGGGCAATAAAACTGCAAGCCACACCTCCTTGGGCTGACAAGGAGCACATCGACAGCATTTATTATTTGGCTTCAATTAATAGAAAGGCAGGACACGATGTGAATGTTGATCACATAGTACCTCTTCGAAGCAACATGGTGTGTGGGCTACACTGCGAATCCAATCTACAATTGTTGCAAGGTAGCGACAACAAAGCCAAAGGAAATAGGCACTGGCCTAATCAATGGTAACATTGTTGGTCTTAAAGACCGACTAATCTATAGGGGTATTTGTTAGCACTGTTGACACTACCTCTAATTTGTTTATAATTTAAAGCGTCAGTTGCTGACACTCACTCACTTTTCTTAAGGAAACATATGTCCAAGCATGTAATATTTAGTCGCAATGTTAACAATTCTGCTCTCTCTACAGAGCGTATTCAACAACTTGCCCCTGCTGCTTTCAGCACAACCAAGGCTGACCGCCTTACAGATCGTTATGTGTCGCTGAACACCAGCGAAATCATCACAGTGATGCAAGACTATGGATATGCACCAGTGCAAGCAGCACAAAAGCGTAGCCGTAAAAACAACCCTGCTCACTCAGGCCACATGGTTGCCTTCGCTAAGACATGGGACATTGACTTCGGCACTGCTGACATTCGTCCTGAGATTATCTTGTACAACTCTCACGATGGCACTGGCTCAGTGAGATTGTTTGCAGGTTGCTTCCGCTTCATCTGTGACAATGGCCTCATTGCAGGTGATGGTTTCCAGTCTCGGATCTATCACAGCAAGGCATTGAGTGGCTTTGAAGAGATGCTTAAGAACACTGTGGCTACATTGCCCACCATGATGGAGCGTCTTGAAAAACTGCGTGGTGTGACACTTGACCCACATCAGTCAATCATCATGGCTAAGCGTGGCATTGAGACACGATGGGACATGCTTGAACAGCAGACCAATGGTGTGTATGCTACCCCTCAAACCATTGCCGATGTGTTGAAGATCTCTCGCTATCAAGACAACTACATGGATGCATTCACTGTGTTCAATCGTATTCAGGAAGGTGTTATCCGTGGCAATGCATTCGTTAAGAGCCTGTCTGATAAGCACCCCAATGGTGTGATCCGTAAGGCTCGGCCTGTTAGCAGTGTGAGAGAGAACATCCGCATCAACTCAGAGTTGTGGGACATTGCCGAAGACATTGCCTTCGCTTAAGAGATAACGGGGGAACAGGGTGATAGTCTGGATCACTTGAGCCGTTAGTACCCCACCTATACAAGGAAATACATGCATCAAGATAAAGCAATTGGTATGTTCATGGGTCTGTTCATTGGAGATGCACTGGGTGCGCCATTGGAATTCATCAGGCCACATGAGATGACACACACATTGACAGAGATGGAGGGTGGTGGTGTGCATAACACTGCCGAGGGTGAGTGGACAGACGATGGTGCTATGGCTGTAGCAATTGCTGATGCATACATAGGCAGCAAACGCTTTGATCCTGAGGCCATCGCTATGAACTTTAAGATGTGGAAGAAGACAGGCCACTTCGGTACTCGCAATTATGTCTTTGACATAGGCCGTACCTGTAGTGAAGCCATTGACCGCATCACTCCGACACATCCCTATGCAGGTAGCTGTAGCTATAGCTCCAGTGGTAACGGATCTATCATGCGAGTAGCACCAGTGGTACTTGCCAATCACAACTGCATGCCCAGTGCTGTGGCACAGAGTGTGGCTGTGTCGTTGATGACACATGGCAATGCAGACACTGTGCATTACATTGCAGGGTTTGTGGCTGAGCTTATGTCAGGTAAGGCAGAGGACAGCTTCGACTATCTCAAACACTTCCGTGATGTGTATGCATCAGGAACCATCATGTATACATACAACATGGCATGGGAATGTGTGAGAGAAACCTCAAGCTTTGAGAAAGCTTTGGTGATGGCAGTGAACAAGGGCTATGACGCTGACACTGTAGGTGCAGTGACAGGTATGTTAGCAGGGCGTAAGTATGGACTCAAGAACATACCTACACGATGGCTTGACAAGCTTGTGAAGAAGGATGACTTGATTGATATGGCTGAGAAACTTTATGCACTGGGAGGTGAAGATGAATGATTTAAAATTTACAACAGCAGAAAACTATATGAGTAGTAACAACATGCAATCAGCTTTCCCTGATCAATTCAAAGATGGTATGACCTTGCGTGACTACTTTGCAGCCAAGGCTATGGCTATACTGATGACCAGTGCGTGGAGTATTCCACATGCTGAAGTGGCAAGCAAAGCTTATTGGTTTGCTGAACAGATGATGAAGGCAAGGGAACAAGAATGAACCTGCCTCGCTATGTTACCTTGGCTAAGGCCATCGAAGGCATAACCAAGTACCGCTACAACCCACCACAGGATGCAGTGGATGCAGGGGTGGTGGCTAGGTGTGTGCTTGGCACTGACAAGGACAAAGCCTTTGCCTTAGCTGAAGAACTAAATGCCATGCTAGACAACTGGCGTAAAGAGCTTAGATATCTTAAAGATATCTCTGAGAAGACTAAGGTGGCTGACTTAGTCAAGGCATACAAGAACAACATCACTTACACAAAGCTCAGTGTTAAGGCACAGCGTGACTACATCTACTACCTACAGGGATGGCAGGACAGCAGGGCTAATGGTGTTAGTCTGTACCAGTGTAAGCTTGGTGACTTAGTCACACCCCATTGTCAGAAGATATATGAAACACATGCTGAGCATAGTGTTAGCTTAGCTAACCACACCTTGGCAGTGTATCGTTTGTTATTTAACTTCGCTATTCGTCATGGCTACATCAAACACAACCCATTCAGCAAGGTGCTACGAAGGGCAGACAAGCCTCGTAGAACTGTATGGAGCAGGGAAGATGTGAGAGCATTCATGAACACTGCCTACTCCACATTCAAGTGGCGTAACGTAGGTCTGATAGTGCAGATGGGCTATGAATATGGACAGCGTATGGGGGATATGCGTAAGCTGACATGGAAGCAGGTTGATCTAGAGAAGGGTGTGTTGCACTTGGAACAGAGCAAGCGCAGGTCTAGGGTGACCATCCCCACAAGCACTGGGCTACTCACTATGCTGAGACAACAGCATGCTGAGTTTGGTTGGCAGCAATACATTGCACCCTCTAATGTTCCTGATAGGAAGGGTGGCTTGCTACCTTACAGTTTGTTTAACTTGTCTAGAGTGGCTAAACAAATCTTAGCTGATGCTTCTTTGCCCAGTGACCTAGTGTTACAGGACTTGCGAAGGACAGCTATTACGGAGATGATTGAGGTGGGTGTACCCATCACCAACATCATGTCGGTGTCAGGTCATGCTACTCCGCAGAGCCTAACACCATACATCAAGAACACTTTGCGTAGTGCAACAGTGACACAGGAAATGAGAGGACTAGTATGAAAGTTTATATAGGTGGTTACCCTAATTGGCTTGGACCATATCAACTGGCTGAGCTAACAATAAAGCTAGGGGTTAGTAAAGATAAGGCACACCAGTGGGGTGAGTGGCTCAGTGAAACATGGGTGGGTGATGTGTTGCAATGGATGCATACGAAGAAGAAGCGCACTGTCATTGTGAAGCTTGATAGGTATGATACATGGGCTATGGATCACACACTGTCTCTCATCGTCTTGCCAATGCTTAAGCAACTTAAGGCAGTACAGCATGGTAGTCCCTGTGTGGATGATGAAGATGTGCCTAAGGCTTTGCAAAGCATGTCAGCACTGCCTAAGGAAAACAGTTGGGACATTGATGACAACCACTTCAAGCGGTGGGACTGGGTGATGGATGAAATGATCTGGGCATTTGAACAAATGGTGGATGAGAATTCCACTGATAAATTCTATGATCATTCTGCTGTGAATAAGAAGGCAGGACTAGAAGATCAGATCAATAAGATTAAGATTGACTATGCAGGTATAGAGGTGCATGAAGCTAGGATGAAGAAAGCTTTCATGTTGTTTGGTAAATATTACAGAGGACTATGGGACTGATATGGAACTAAATCAAATGGAACAAGAAGCAATTGTTGCTGAGCAATTGGAATTCCTACTGAGGTGGGAAAGCGCATTGCCTGAGGCAACTCAAGACACTGAACTTATTAAAGCAACTATAAGAGTGCTTCAAGAATTCAAGGTGATCAAATGAGTGCATGGCTTATTGCTGTAGTGGGTGTGGTGTACACAGTGGTGGCAGTGGATCTGCTACTCAAGGGTAGCACTGGTCTAGGCATAGCCTTTGTTGGTTATGCACTGGGTAATGTGGGGCTTTATATGGAGGCTGCTAAATGATTCAAACATCTTTTAATTTTGATACATTAAGGAAAATGTTTAGGCGTGATGCACCTGATACTTCAGTTGAAGCTGCAGTTAGTGTATATCCCAATCTTCGTGAGCTACAACTTCAGGTAATGTTATATGCTGAAACCCAACAAAAGGGTTTTACTGATGAGCAAATGAATGATTACTTTAATACGCATCGTTCTACATACAGAGCACGAAGATCTGAATTAGTACACAAAGGTTTGATTATAGATAGTGGAAGCAAACAAAAGATGGTTAATGGACGAAACGCTACTGTCTGGATTTTACCTAAATTTATGGAGGCAGTTAAATGAAACTACACGAACTTGAAGACCTCATCATGGCAGCGTGGATGACAAGAGAAGACATTGACTCTGTGCTGTGGGTGTTGATGGACAGAGAGAAGAAGCCTGATGAAGATGAGATATCCAATTTATTAATTGGTCTTCACGCTATGCACGATGCTAGAATGACGAAGCTATTTCAGGGGTACACCACTGTGCTCAAGACCAACAAAGTTATCTACAAAGGCTATGACTTTTCTAAAAACCCACCTGCCCTGTAAGATATGTGGCAGTAGTGATGGCTTGTCCATCAACGAAGACATGTCTACCAAATGTTTTGTATGTAACACATACATTCCCTCAATGAACAATGAAAGACTTGAAGTGATTGATGTTGATACAGAAACGAAAGACACAAGCTCTTTCGTTAAAGACTACAACGAAGGTGTTAGTGTGTCTGTTTCAGACAGACGCATCAACAAAGCCACGATGGAACGCTATGGTGTTGTTCGCAGTGGTGGCTATTACTACTTTCCCTATTACGACAGCAACACCCAACTGGTGGCAGCTAAGCGTAGAGAGGTGAAGGACAAGAAGTTTACGACAGTGGGTGGGTGGAGCAAGGGTACTCTGTTTGGACAGAACCTGTACCCATCCAATGGTAAGTACCTCACCATCACTGAAGGTGAGTTTGATGCACTGGCTGCCTACCAATTGACAGGCAGTAAATATCCTGTTGTGTCTATACGCACGGGTGCAGGTAGTGCATTGAAGGACGCTAAAGCAAACTACGAATACATCAACAGCTTTGAAACTGTGGTGCTTTGCTTTGATGGTGATGAGGCAGGACAGAAGGCAGCAAAGGAAGTTGCTGAATTGTTTGGTAGTAAGTGCAAGATATTTAAACCTGATCCCTCATACAAGGATGCATGTGAGTGGCTTGCTGAAAGCAAGGAAGCTGCATTCGTATCACGTTGGTGGGCAGCAGAGCCATTCATACCTGATGGTATTGTTAGTGGCACTGGGCTGTGGGACTTGGTATCTAAACCAATGGAAGCAGCAGACTGTTTCTATCCTTGGAAGGGACTGAACGACATCACCTATGGCATCAGAGCAGGTGAGCTAGTTACATTCACAGCAGGTAGTGGACTAGGTAAGAGTCAAACCCTAAGGGAAATTGTTTGGCACTTGTTACAGAACTGTGATGACAGCATTGGCTTGATGTTCTTGGAAGAGAGTGTGAGAAAGACTAGCCTATCCATGATGAGCCTTGCTGCTGACTTGCCTATGCACCTGCCCACAACTATGGTGTCTGATGTCATACGCAAGGATGCATTTGAAAAGACACTAGGCACTGGACGCTTGTACTTCTTTGATCACTTTGGTAGCACAGCCATTGAGAACATTGTCAATCGTGTGAAGTATATGGCTAAGGGACTGGGATGTAAGTATGTATTCCTAGACCACTTGTCCATCATCGTATCCAGTCAGGACAATGGTGATGAGCGTAAGGCCATTGATGAAATCATGACCAAGCTTCGCATGCTTGTGCAGGAAACTAACATTGCTTTAGTTATTGTTAGCCACCTCAAGCGTCCATCAGACAAGGGACATGAAGAAGGTGCGGTCACTAGCTTAGCTCAGCTAAGGGGTAGTGCAGCCATTGCACAGCTTAGTGACATGGTGGTATCGCTTGAGAGGAATGGTCAGGCTGATGATCCCATTGAACGTAACACCACCAAGGTGAGGGTGTTGAAGAACAGATACAGTGGTCAGACTGGTCCTGCTTGCAGCTTGCTTTATAACAAAGACACTGGCAGAATGTTTGAGATTGATGACACTATGGAAGGGATGATGCTATGAAACAATGGGATGGTCTTGATGATGCCATCATTGGACAAGCTTCTGTATGGAATGGCAATGAGAAGATGGAAGTCTTGGTCTACGATGCTGATCTTATGATCAAAGTGTTTGTGGATAGGGATGGTATGACTGTGGAGGAAGCCAATGAATACATTGTCTTCAACATTGAGGGTGCATACATAGGAAAGGACACACCTGTATTGGTGTGGCAAAGGTATGAGTGACGGAGGAAAGGGACACACTCAGCGTCCTAAGTCAATAGCTGATGAAGAATGGGCATCAAGATGGAATGCCATCTTTGGTAGAGACTCATTAGAAGATTACAAAAAGTCGGAGAATGTTGATAACCTCCGACAAAATGATAAGGACAAGGACGATGATCTTCTTAGACATAGAGACAAACCTGAAACATGACACCATTTGGCTGTGTGTAACCAAGCACAACACCACTGGTGAGGTGAGGCACTGGCGGGAAGCCGACAGCTTGCAGCAATACTTAGATGGTGAGCAAGTGGTAGGCCACAACATCATTGGCTTTGATGCTCCCATCCTGAAGAAGGTGTGGGGTGTTGGCATTCCTGACAACAACCTAGTGGATACCCTAGTAATGTCACGGCTGTATAAGCCCGACATTGAGGTGGTGCTTCCTAAGGAAGGCAAAGCTCCTACACCACATAGCCTAGAGGCATGGGGCTACCGCTTAGGCAGCTACAAGATTGGATTCACTGACTTCGATGGTGGATGGACACAAGAGATGGCTACCTATTGTGAACAAGATGTTCAACTTTTAGAAAAACTGTACAACTTTCTGACAACAACCATGACGAAAGAAGGGTTTTCTTTACAGAGTATTCAGCTTGAGCATGAGGTTGCCATCATCTGCCGTGGCATGGAAGAGAATGGCTTTATGCTTGATATGCCTAAGGCTATGGTGTTGCATGCCACACTGAGTGGACGCATGTCTGACATTGAAGAGGAGATGCAGAAGGTGTTTCTTCCTATTGTTGAGCAGCGTGTCTCTGAGAAGACAGGCAAGCAACTTAAGGATAAGGTAACCATCTTCAATGTTGGAAGCAGACAGCAGATTGGTGACAGACTTATTAAGCTAGGATGGAAGCCAACTAAGATGACCCCAACGGGTCAACCGATAGTGGATGAAACCACCTTGAAGGATGTTGTGTTCCCAGAGGCACAAATAATTGCTGAATACTTAATGATTCAAAAGCGTGTATCTCAGATAAGTAGTTGGCTTGAACTGGTAGCTGATGATGGCAGGGTGCATGGCAGAGTCACTACCAATGGAGCAGTGACAGGCAGAGCTACACACAGCAGTCCTAACATGGCACAGATCCCTGCCGTGGGTGGTCCATATGGTGCTGAGTGCAGAGAAGTGTGGACAGTGCCTAAGGGATATAAGCAGGTGGGTGTTGACCTGTCAGGCATTGAGCTTCGTTGCTTAGGTCACTACCTGAATGACCAAGAGTGGATGGATGAGTTGCTTAAGGGTGACATCCACTGGTTTAATGCACAGAGTTTTGGCTTAGTTGACAAAGGCACTGTGAAGGACGATAACAATCCTGAGCACAAGAAGGCTAGGAATGTTACCAAGACTCTGACATATGGGGTGCTCTACGGAGCAGGTGCAGCCAAGGCAGGTAGCATAGTAGGGGGTAACAGCAGCAAAGGCAAGAAACTTATTGATAGTTTTATCAATAACACACCCGGCCTTTCTGCCCTGAAGAAGAAGATATCTAGGCTGATGGCTAAGGGTCACCTCCCTGCATTAGATGGTAGGCGAGTGTGGGTTAGATCAGAGCATGCTGCCTTGAACACATTGTTGCAAAGTGCAGGTGCTATCGTAGCTAAACAATGGCTTGTTGAATCAACAAAGCTGTTGCAGGAAAAAGGAATAGATGCTAAACTGTTAGCGTTTGTTCATGATGAAACACAATGGGAAGTTAGAGAAGATCAGGCAGAGGAAGCAGCTAGGCTCATAGAGCAAGCAGCCACCAAAGCAGGTGAGGCTCTAGGTTTCCGGTGTCCGGTTGATGCCGAAGGAAAGATTGGCAACAACTGGCGTGAGTGCCACTGACGTTACTAGTGGGTTTTTATATTGGAGAATATTATGACTGAAGAAAAGAAAGCGATTAAGCTGAAGGCTGATTTGTTCTGGTGTCAGCACAACAAGGTGAATGACATGTCCGGTAAGTTCCAGTTGAACTTATGCAACTTGTCTGATGCTGCTGTTGCAGCACTGGAAGAGATGGGCATCAGTGTACAAACTGGTGAAGAGAAGAAGGCTGACATGGGCAGGTACATCACTTGCAAATCAGAGAAGCCTATCCGTGTCTTTGATACGGACAATGATGAGATTACCGAAGCTATCGGTAATGGTAGCAAGGGCAAAGCTCTTGTGTCTTCCTACTCTTGGACATACAAGAACAAGAAAGGTGTTAGCCCTTCGTTGAAGAAGCTGGTTGTCACTGACTTGATTGAGTATGCTGCAGCAAGCGGCATCAGTGCAGACGATGAGGATGTGCTGTAAATGAAAGCTCTGTTCGATAGCGATATATTCGCTTATCGGGCAGCATCTGCATGTGAGGATGAAGACGAAGCAACGGCACAGCGTACACTGGATCGTTTAATCGTTGACACCCTCATGTGCGGTGTTGATAACATCTATCCTGATTGCTTCGTGGATAGTTGGGGAATGCACCTAACAGGTAAGAACAACTTCCGTTACAAGATAGCTACCACTGTACCCTACAAAGGGAATAGAGTGGACAAGCCTAAGCCAAAGCATTTAGCTTTCCTTAGAAGCTATCTAGTAAAAGAATGGGGTGCTTCTATATCTGAAGGTGAAGAAGCTGATGACACCATTGCCATTGAAGCTACTAAGCTTGGTGACAATTGTGTCATTGTTTCTTTAGACAAAGACTTAGATCAGATTGTTGGTTGGCATTACAACTTTGTTAAGCGTCTAGGCTACTACATCACACCAGAGGAAGCTCTGGTTAAGCTGTATACGCAGATGATAACGGGTGATGCTGCTGATAACATCAAAGGATTGTTCCGTGTTGGTCCAGTGAAAGCAGCCAAGATAATTGGGGACACAACAAATGAACTTGAGCTGTACAACAAAGTGTTGGAAGCTTATGAGGGTGATGCTGAGCGTGTGTTAGAGAATGCTCAGCTTCTTTTTCTACGAAGATATGAAGGACAGGTATGGACTCCTCCACAAGCTTAAAGCCAAATGACATTGCACTAATCCTTCGTCCTACTATTGTGGATGGGGTGTATCAAAAACACTTTCAAGTGTTAGTCAGTGGCTTTGGTCCACTCACTATCAGTGAAGACGATGTGAATAATCTGATTGGTATGGCTACTATATTGGCAGCAACTGTACAGTATATGGAAGAAGATGAAGAGCTTGCTAATAAGCTTGTTGAGTATTGCGGCAAGATGTTTGCTGATGTTGGTGACTTCTTTTACAACGCAGACCATGACAGCTTTGGTGATGGCAGCTTCACCATTAACACCAAGACAATAGGTGGTGTCCAATGAACATAGATGACACACTAATACAACGAGGTGTTAGGTATGGCAACTACAAAGAAGATGTCTCTAGAGTTTCTCAAGCTTTAAAAGAATCTGTTAGGTCAGGTGCTGAGTGGAAAGAGATGGATGATGATATGAAGGAAAGCCTTGATCTCATCTGTAACAAAATCTCTCGCATTGTTAATGGTGATCCTTGGTATCATGACTCATGGCATGACATCATTGGCTATGCCAGATTGGTAGAAGAAAGACTGGAACGATTATGATTGCTGTTGACATCCACTTAAAGGTTTTCTTTAAACCTCAAGACCTACCCAATGTCTACTTAAATGAAGAGGTGCTGAGTGAAGCCATCACTGAAAACTTA